TTAAATTTCCAAATGAATTAAATGTGCAATTCCCGGGGTGCTTTCTCCCTGCTGATTTGCCGTAGGCGACATTAATGCACCTGTGGCGGCAACAAGTATATTTTTAAGTTTGCCTTTGCACATATTTTCGAGTATATAGCCGCACAAAACACTTCCGCAGCAGCCGCAGCCACTGCCTCCGGCGTGTACATCCTGCTTTTCAATGTCATATATCATCATTCCGCAGTCGTTGTGTAGACGGGAGATGTCTATGTTTTCTTTTTGCAGAAGCTCTAAAAGCAGCTGCGAGCCGGTTCTTCCAAGGTCGCCCGTTAGAATAAGGTCATAGTCGGAGGGCTTTGTTTTTGTGTCTATTAGAAAGGACTTTATTGTGTCGCAGGCGGCAGGAGCCATTGCCGCACCCATATTGTTAATGTCGGTTACACCCATATCTACCACCTTGCCAATGGTACAGTGCTTTAGTCTTGGACCGTTTCCATACCGAGAAACCACTATTGCACCACTGCCCGTAACCGTCCACTGTGCCGTAGGTGTCCTTTGACCACCGTATTCCAGAGGAAAGCGAAACTGCCTTTCAGCCGAGCAAAAATGTGACGAGGTAACAGCCAAGGAATTTTTGCAGTAGCCGCCGTCCACCATAAGCCCCGCCAGAATAAGGCTCTGCACCATTGTAGAGCAAGCACCGTACTGTCCCAAAAACGGTATGTTAAAGCCACGAATACTGTAGCCGGTGCTTATGCATTGGTTTAAAAGGTCGCCTCCAAATGCCAGCTGAATAAGCTCGCCGCTTATTTGCGCTTTTTCCAGTGCAATTTGTATGGCCTCCTTTTGGAGCATACTTTCCGCCTGCTCCCAGGTGTCACAGCCCAGCTTTGTATCGTACTCTATTTTGTGGAAATACTCCTTTAGCGGCCCCTCGCTTTCCTTTTTGCCCGCCACAGAGCCAAAGCCCGCAACGACTGGCTGATTGCTGTATGCTATAGTATATCTTCCTATTCTGCTCATACATAACTCCTTTACAAAATCCATTATACCTAAAGCCCTTAAAAGCTTAAAAATATTTAAACCTTTTGGCAATAGGACAGCTTTATAATTTATTTTGCCCACAAGGGCGAAAAATAAATACATTGTTTATATAAATTTTAAAGAAATATTCCAATAACCAATACACAAACGGTCTGCGGTAAAAATCCGCAAGCCGTTTGTGCATTTTTAAAACAGTTTTCGTTTTATTGTTTTTCTCCAACAATTAACACAAAGCCCAAGATTAAAGTACTCAAGCGTAATGCTCATGGTTTCACCAACTTCAAGCGCTTCCGTTATCGTATTCTTCATATTTTTTCACACCAAAATCAAAAACAAGTGGCAACTTAATTATCGCCACTTGTTTTAATCAATTTTCCTTTTACGGTTTTACCCCAACTATTGACATAGAGCCATCAAAAACAAGTGGCAACTTGATTATCGCCGCTTGTTTTAATCAATTTTCCTTTTACGGTTTTACCCAAACTATTGACATAGAGCTTATATACACTTGGCTGCACATCTGCACCTCATAAATGACAACTACAGCAGCCATCTTGATAATTTGCTGCACGACAAAAAAGAGAGCAGTTAAAAACTACTCTCTTTTGGCTCCCCTTGGACAGAACTGTCCGAACATTTCAAGCTATCATCCAGCTGTTCAAGGTCTGCAAGCATTTCCATGTAGCTTATTTGTCTGCTATCTTTTACATTGTAATATATAACAACCTTATCATCGTACAAATAGATGCTGTTAATAAACACATCTATTATTTTTTTGCGAAAATCTAAATCCATTAAGTCACCGCCGCAAAAACTCTGTAGCCACAATTCTACTTCTTCAACTGTTAAGCTAATATCACAAGCTATTTTCAATTTAGCTAGCTCTATTTCCGTATCCTCTTTTTGCAGCTGTAAACAATCTGCTTTATTATTAATTTTATCAATTACAGCTGCACTGCGTGCATTAATTAAAGCCTCGGCGCAATTATTAATTTCTATATCTATGTTTACAAGTCTGCGTTCCAGCTCCGCAACCTGCTCCGCCGAAAATTCGCTATTATACTGCAATACAATTTTTTCCGCAATATAGTGTCTGCGCTCTGCTGTCAACACATATTTTACTGTCTGTTCCACAATGTACCATTCAATAAAGTCCTTTTTTTCGCTTTTCTTTTTGCAGCCCTTGCGCTTGCGCTTGTTGCGACAAGTATAATAATAATGTTTGCTACCATTTCTTGATGTACCGCTGTCACCAACCATTGTTGTGCCGCACATACCACAAAACAGTTTGCCGGTCAGTAAAAAGTCAATGTCTTCTGACTTTTTCTGTCCTCGTGTTCGTCTGCTCTGTTCCAATCGTGCTTGACAGCGTTTAAAGGTGTCTATATCTATTAATGCCGGACAGCTTCTTTCTATCTCGCCTTTATATGTATAATCGCCTATATACATTTTGTTTCGCAAAATACTCGGCAGGCAGTTTGTATAAAAGAGTTTACCGTTTTTTGTTCGGTACCCTTTTTCGTTACACATTTTGCAGATTTCGGTTTGGCTTTTGCCAGCTGCAAACTGATTAAAAATAAATTTAACTACAGCTGATGTTTTTGTGTCTTCGACTAAAAACTTGTTATCAATTTTATATCCCAATGGTATATTACCGCCTGTAGTTTGGCCTTTTAGTGCACTCTCACGCATTCCTCGCGATGCATTTTGACTTATCTGCCTGCTATAAACTTCTGCCATAGCTTCCAGCATAGCTTCAAGTATAATGCTTTCATCGCCATTGCCAAGTGTTTCTGTAGCACTTACAACACGTACACCATTCTTTTTTAGCTTGGTTTTATATATTGCGCTGTCATAACGATTACGGGCAAAGCGATCCAATTTCCATACGAGGACGTAGTTAAACTGTCCCCTTTTGCTATCCTCTATCATTTGCTGAAATTGCGGGCGCCTGTCGTTTGTACCACTGGCAGCCCTATCTATATAACTGTCTACTATAGTATACCCGCACCGTTTAGCATATTCGGTACAATAACGCAATTGTCCCTCAATACTTTGTTCGGTCTGCTTATCAGACGAGTAACGAGCATATATAACAGCGTTAGTTGTATTCATACTAATAACCGCCTTTCTCTTTATACGTAAAAATACGTATAATTTTTCTAAAAAGTGTTGACACACGTATTAATACGTGCTATAATATAATCAAGAGGTGAGGAACATGAGGTACAGCGAACTGAAAAAACTACTTAAGAAAAATGGTTGTTATATTGTACGCGAAGGCGCCAACCATGAAATCTGGTTCAGCCCCAAGACAAACAGACTCTTCACAGTCGGCAGACATAACAACCAAGAGGTTGCAACAGGTACGCTTAAATCAATTAAAAAGGACTCGGGGCTTGAATAAGCCCCCTCGGTTCCTCACACATTAAAAAAGGAGTTGTTTTTATGGCTAAATATGTATTTCCTGCAATATTTACAAAAGAGGATACAGGTTATTCTGTACGTTTCCCGGATGTTCCAGGATGTAACACTCAAGGCGAAACATTAGTGGAAGCCCTAGCAATGGCAGCAGACGCATTGAATCTAATGCTATACAGCTGTGAAGAGGACGGTTTGCCAATTAATAAACCATCCGATATACGCAATCTAAAACTAGAGGATAACGAAATCACAAGCCTTGTTTCCGCTGACACAGTAGAGTATAGGAGATTTTTTGACAATAAAGCTGTAAAGAAAACATTGACTATACCGAACTGGCTTAATACGCTATCTGAGCGTGAGCATATCAACTTTTCGGCTGTGCTTCAGGATGCCTTGATTGAAAAATTAAATTTGAACCACAATGCTTAAATGGCAAACCGCTCTCATCCGAGGGCGGTTTTTCCTTTTTGCAGTCGAATGCAAAAACATTACCAGTAAAACAAGGAAAGCAATAATATATTTTTTTATTGCCACTATTTCTATTGAACATTATTTTTACCTTTCACACAAACAAGTCTTACTCAAAAATCATATCATAGAAGACATTCTCCGGAATAACCTCAATATTGCTACCCATCAGCTTCAGAGCTTCGGCTTTTTTATGTTTACTGCTCTTTCCGTCTTTAATTGACTTGCAATAATCATTGTTGCCCAAAATTAAAAAATCGGTTTTTGCTGTTACTCCTTTACCACACACTCCGCCTAACTTTTCAACAATGCACTGTGCGTCTGCTCTTGTCATTTTTTCCAATTTACCGGTAAACACACAAGTCTTGCCGTACAATGGGCACTCCTCGTTTGGTTCGACTATTAAGGGGAGTAAATTTTCTAAATTAACATAATTCCGTGTGTATTGCACTTTATTTTTCTTAAAGAGCAGCTTGAAATCATCATTGCCATATACGTTGTTTACTTCTTCCCTCGCCTTTTCAAAGCACTGCATAACCGAATAGCTATCGTCAAGTGCGCGATGAAAGTTCTTAATATTTTCTATATTGTAATATTCGACAATATCCTGTAACCTGTGATGCTCAAGTTCAGGATGCAGTTTTCTTGAAATTCTTAAATTGTCAACAAAATCATTTGAAAATGCCTTAAACCCATACCTATTACAATTATCATATATAAAATTAACATCAAAGCTCACATTGTGGCCTAATATCAAATTGTCACCTACAAATTTTAAAAAGTTGGGAAGTTCATTCTGAATACTTGGTGCATTAACTAACATGCCGTTTGTTATTCCTGTTAATTCTTCTGTATAGCCGTCAACGGGATTGTCCGGCTTAATCAGGCTACTATAGGTATCTACTACTTTTTTATTCTCAACCCTTACAGCTGCTAGCTCTATAATCTCGTTCCATTCCGGTGAATATCCGGTTGTTTCTATATCTATAGCACAATAATTATCCGGAAAATCAATAATACTGTTTCCCTTAAATTCCCTAACGGTTGGCATCCTATCTCCCCCCATTTTACTATAAAATATTTTGCCATTTTCTAAATTTTTTCTATACATACACGCAGTCGAATATAACGGATCCGTATGTAAGCATCTTTTTTGTACGCTACACTCTACATACTTTCCACAACAGCCAAAAGGCTCAAACCTCATCGTGTTTACAACCATATCCTTTACAAGTTCCGCAACTTCTTCTTTAGGTTGTGCTTCAAGTATATCAAAGTTTTCTAACATAAGCCTAAAATAATCAGTATACAATTTTAACTGTTTGACAGGTATATCATGCTTTACAAACCAATCCAAGTTACATACTTTAAATTCAATATATCTTTCTTTACCGTTGTTTTTAATCCTCGCAAACAGCATTTCTTTTCTATTTTCCCAATATGCATTGCCTGGCATAGATATTAAGATACTATCGTACCCGCTTGCAGTTGTTCTAACAGATAGTTTTGCAGTTTTCATATATTGATTTTTTACCAAAACATCTCTGAAAAAATCAACATAATAATTATTATCATAGATTTTCATATACACCATCTCCTCAACTAGATTATAGCAAAAACACACATAGCAATGTTCACAAATATTTCATGAAAAATTTGTCATATTATGCAATTCAGAGTTATAAGCAAAATAAAAGAGCCTTTTCAGGCTCTTAAAGTGTGTTATCTCTGATATAACCTTCAAATTGCTTATACACTTTACGTTCTAGTGGGTGCATATACCACGCATTTCGCTTTTCTAATATTGCCATACGTTCGGCTCTATAGTTAGCAGCTTCCAAAGATATATCGCAAAACTTTGCAATATCAGCAGCTTTTGTTATTCTTAGTTCGTGTAACACGCACGCCGGGGCTAATAAATCACGTGCAAAAACATCCGCTTCCTGTTCTACCTCAGGTTTCGACAAGTCAAATTTTCTCGATAGCCTATTTCCTATTAATTTATGCCCTAAAAATATATGCCCTAACTCATGGGCTATCGTGAAACGGCAACGCCGACTAGACTCCGTGTCCCGGTAAATTATAAAAATATTATTTTCTTCAAAGATAGTTACGCCACTTTCTCCGTCAGACATTCTACTTTTATCAACATCACTATATTTAAGTACAGTGATACCAGCACTACGTGCAATATTAGTCACGATAACAGGCAGACTGTTTACACCATAGTCAATTATGCACTGCCAGCTTGCATTACGTGCGTTTTTATATTTTCCGTATTGCATTTTGCCACCTCGTAGGTATTGTACCCTACAAGGTGGTTTTTATTTATGTACTAATTATAAATCTTCATCTGTCTCTGGTGCATTTAACAAGTCAGATATATCACTCTCTATCTCGGTAACCTTACTGTTTGCACTTCGTGCAACTCTTATTACTTTAACTTTTTGCTCATTACTTTTTAGATTTGCCTGTTTACTAGACAGAAATTCAGAATAATCAATCAATTGGTTTTGTGCATTTTCATTTAACACGTTGTAATTATGTAGTAACTGTTGTTTTTTACGATCGGTATTTTCAGGTTTTAATAAATTATCTGAAATATTATCGTCTAAATCATCTAATGTATAGCCAAGACAATGTACGATAGCTCTTGTACTCGATAAGTAAGGTTCTTTCGTATTTCCAGAAAACAATTTATCTATAGTACTTTTAGGTATGTTTGTTTCGTCTGATATTTGTTGAGAAGTTTTCCCAGAATTTTTCTTCATTTGTTTTAGTTTATCAAGCCACATTGTTATTTAGCCTCCTATCACTTTGATAGTAACATTGTTTAGTTCATATGTCAACAAGAAAGTTTCCAAATTAAGCAATATTTTTTACAGAAAGGTATTGACTTTTTCCTAATTCGGATATATTATAATATCAAGATTTCCGAATTAAGCAATTTTTTAGGAGGTGACAACATGAAAAACCTTTGTGCAGAAATGACCAGGTACGGTGTTTCAAATTATGATATCCAAAGTTTATTAAATTGCTCCCTGCGAACAGTCACTAACAAATTAACAGGAGAAACAGATTTCACAATTCCGGAAGCAATGAAAATACGAAATACCTTTTTCCCGGGTTTAAGGCTAGAGTACTTATTCGAAGCAACAGAAAAATCCGCCTAAAACATTATATTGAATGGAGGAGAATTATGAACTATTGCAAAATCATAGAACGGAAAGACGTGCCTGCACAGCTAACTGCAGGCGAGGACATAGTTTGTGCAGATTTAAATGAAAAGAAATTTACAAACTTACTAGCATGTAACAGTGGCTATATATTAATGCTTTTAGCTGACAAGGATTGCATATTCTTCAAAAATTCTAAAAACCGATTTAAAAATGAGCGAAAGGAGTTTTAAGCATGGCACTGGTAAAAGTAGGTACAACAGCGTTAAGAGGTCCTGACGGTAATTTTCTTCCGGCCGTACAGCTGTATGCTGCTATACCGGATAAGGAAGTACAGCCGTCAGGTCTAACAAAGACAGATGAGCAAGCATGCGATATGTTTTTAAAGCTCTGTGCTGATAAGATTAAGCATTATATTGACAACTGCAAGGCCGCAGGAATAGAGGTTAATATTAATGACTAAAACACAAATAAAAAATGTAAAAGAACATATTGCAGACGTATTCAGCGCCGGCACTAAACCTAAGCCCAAAGGTACAATTACCACTTTATATAATAATGACGGTTATAAATATTGTTGGGATGCATCAGCAAAAGTTTTTGCAGTAATAAGCCCTGCTAGCAACATATTGTTTGTAAGCAAAAACCCAGTCAAAGCACATACCCAATATGAGATTTACACCGCCCTTGCGTTCCAGCGTCGCATCAAGGCAAGCGGTTACTACACAGCCGCAGGAGATAAATATGAGCTTATTTAACGAAAACATTCATGCTGAGGGCAATCCCTATGGCTTTCAAATCAACATTAACCACCCAAAGGTCAGGGATAAATATAACCGCTTCAAGGTGTGGAAAGGCGTGCCACGGGCAGTGCCGTTGTCGGATGATGAACGTCTGGAATTTGAAAGATATTTGTTAAAAAAGGAGAACAGTGGATGAAAACACTATGGTACTTATTGATGTGTGCAGTGCGTGCAGTAATGGACTACTGCGAGCAGTTCATGTATGACTGTATGAATTGTTACAAGGAGGAAAAAGACAATGGGAAAGTTTATTGAGGAAACTTGCTTTGCCCTGAACAGTATGGGTGAATGCTCGGCACTATCAGAAACAAAGTGCGAAAACTGCAAGTTTTTTAAGCCTAAAGAGCAAGTGTTGGAAGAACGAAAGAGAGCTATTGCGAGGCTTAAGGGACTGAATGGCGGAAGCTACTATCTGCAAAAATATCATCTTGAAGAAAGCCAGGCGACTAAATAACAATGGATGAAAACATAAAATCAAAAATAATGAAAATCATAGCACTGGCAATTGAGTTTAATGATACTCGCACGCAAAAGTGCTATACAGGAAACAAACCCACCGTGTGGGTAGAATTTTCCGGGCACACTTGCCAGCTTGATGTGAACGTTTCTCATGAAGGCTGGAATAGGTTTGCAGAAACAGAAACGCGAATGTGTATCTACCTTGACGACAACAAAAACGCTGAGGTAGAGCTTGATGCAGCTTTTGAAACGCTCGAAAGAATAATAGCAAATTGGAGGATAAAAAAATAGCCTGTACAGTTAGCTGTACAGGCTAGCAAGCAGAGGCTTACGAAATATCACACAATTAGCATTTTGCAGTTGACTACAAACAATAAACGGAGGTTTTATAAATGACGGAATTACAAAAAACAGCTGTTGAGCAGCTAAACGAGCAACACAAAAAAGCAAAATACGGTCAAAAAGCAAAAGTGATGGCAAAGCCAACACTGGACGCATTAATTAGTTTTTGCGAACAGTCAGAGGATTTTGCTGAAGCTGTGCACGACTGCAGCAAGACATTCCAGGATTGTATGGCAAATGTTGAAAAAGGTATAGGCAACGCATTATCTGACATTGATGCATACAAAAAAGCAGTCAAATTTTATATGCCAACCGCAAACATTGATGTAGTTATGACAATTGCTACATCTGATCAAAGCGGCAAAACAAAATCTACAGCAGCAGATAAAACAATCAATCTAAATCTGCTTGACTTGTTGTGGGCGGGTGGTTTAGATGGCTAAAAACAAATCAAAAATTAAAACCGCACTTGACATTGATTTTGACAAGCTAAACTCGCATATACCGCCGCTCCCGGATGATATCGACGAGTGGGTACATAATCATTTATTTGCTGATGATAACTATTTTTTTACACAAACCCGGCATAGCAAAAAAACCGGAATTTGCACGCATTGCCAAGCCGAAAGTCAAGTATACCCATATGGTCGTGAAATAACTCATAAGGATATTGAATTTTCCCAAGCGAAGCATAACGATTGCGGTATTTGTCCAAAATGCGGCGCTATGGTGCAATTTAAGGATAATGGTCGAAGCCGCAAAGCTCTTATTGATTATGGATATTTCTATATACTTCAGCGTGTTAAATATGGCGGAGTAGTAATAAGAACATTTTACTGCCGTCGCTGTTGGGGGAATGTCAATTTATTTAACAACAACGCACTTCCTACGATTTATTATTCTGAGCATTTCAGAATTTTTATGCATAAAAACACCCATGCGTGCTTTAAACATTGTATATATAGTTGGGATGATTCTTACGAATACTGGAGTAGATTAAAAAGCATCGTTAAACCTTGGTGTTACTATGGCAATGTGTATACAAGTAAAGATTTTGCAGTAGCAACATATCGTCCGGAAAGTTGGAAAGAGATTATAGCAAAAACGGAATACAAATACAGCTGTTTAGACGAATGGGCATTAAAACCTGACATTGCCGGACAATACCTAGAGCTATTTTCGACAAATCCAACATTGGTCGAGCGTATGATGAAACAGGGATTTAAGAGCGTCGTTTATGATAAGTTAAGCCATGGTGCTAAAACATACGGAATTATCAATTTTAATAAAAATACACCAGGTGAAGCTTTTAAGTTAAGTAAATCATCCATTAACACCCTGCCAGCAAATCCGAAAGTAATTAATATACAAAGAGCGGCATTTTGTGAAAGCAATAAGTGTTCTGCAGAAACAGTAAAATTTATTAACAATTTAAATTTCGGAGAGCTGAGTAAGTTTTCGTGGCCATGTAAATTTTTAAAACCTGTTGTAAACGCTAATAGGCTACGTAAATATCTACTGCAACAGGCAAAGTTACAAAAACTCTACATATGCACACTTATATCCGATTATCACGATTATGTTTGTCAAATTAAAAAACTAAAATTACCATTAAACGAAGGTATAATATTTCCTCCCGACTTCACACAGGCACACAATCAACTAACCACAATTCTTAATAATAAAAAATTTGCAGAGGAAAGCAAGAAAATTGAAGAGTTAGACAAACCGTTTGAGCCTACATATCAAAAGCTGTGTAAAAAATACGAATATAGAAACAATCAATATGCCATTCGCCCGGCACGAGGAAAACAGGAGCTATTTGTTGAAGGCTCAACGCTAAAGCATTGCGTGTACAGTTGTTATTCTGATAGATACCTCGCAGGTAAGGTATTAATACTTTTAGTACGTAAAATAGATGAGCCTAACACACCATTTTATACTATGGAATTAAACCCCAAAAACAACACCGTTATCCAGTGCAGGACATTACATAACAGGTCGTACGAATTGGACGAAAGCGTATCGACATTTATAAAAGAATATCTACAATTTTTAGCGTTACCTAAAAAGGAACAGAACGAAATTAAACGTCAATTTGTCGCATAAGGAGAATGAAATGGAAAACAAAATAATTACAGCTGAATACCGACAGGCAACGGAGTTGCACAGTAAAATTATGGCAAATGCAGAAATAGCCGCAGGGGCATTGCTGGAAATGTGCCAAGGATTAAAGCAAATGCGAGACACCAAATTATACTTACAGCTAAATATGCCAACATTCGATGCGTACTGCGAAGACAAAGTCGGCATTAAAGCAAGACAAGCGTACACCTACATAAGCACATATGAAAAGCTCGGAAGTACGGTTTTGCAGTCAAATGCAAGTCTGGGTATAACAAAGCTAGAGCTTATAGCTCAGCTACCTGCACCTGACAGAGCTGCCGAACTTGCAGACGGAACATTTGACGGAATGTCAGTCAAAGAAATCAAGGAGCTTGTCAGAAAAAATAAAGAACAAGCAGAACAGCTTGAACTGTTAAGCAACGATAAACAGGCGGCAAAAAATCATGCTGACGAAGTACAGCAAAAGTACATTGACTTGTTATCTGCCAGCGAGCAAAACAAGAGCAAAATCGAGAAGCTCAATCAAAGAATCACAGAACTTGAAAGCATGCCGGTTGAGGTAGCTGTCAGAGAGCTTACAGGCGATGAAATGGCAGATATTCGTAAGCAAATCACTGCAAAGGTACGGGCAGAATATGACGCAAAACTAGCAAACGATAAGGATAATACTATGCCGCTTTCCGATGTGCAAGCAGAAGTTGAGAAGTCTGTAAGAGAAGCACAAGAAAGAGCAAAACTGGAACTCGATGAAGCGGTAAAGGCTGCCCAAGCAAAAAGCAAAGAAAAGCTTAAGAAACTCAAAGAGGATGAAAAACAGGCTGTGCAAAAATACAAAGAAGCACAAGATAAAATTGCCTCTTTACAAAAGCAGGTTGAAATAGCAGACCCGGCAAAAGCAAAAGTCTTGATATACTTCGAAGCGCTAAAAAAAGACTATAACGAAATGATAACAGCTATAACGGAGCTCTCTGCAGAAGACGATAAAGAAAAGTTTACTACAGCTGTATATAAAATGTTACAGCTGCTAGCGGATAATCTTGGAAAGGAAGTTTAAAAAATATGACAACAGAACATAAAATGATGTGCGGTGAAATCCTTAAATACTATGGCAAACAACCACAGTTACATAAACTCGTCGAAGAATGCTGTGAGTTAGGTCAAGCAGCAATGAAATTTGATTATAAACAAACAAGTACAAATGCCGAGAATTTGTTTGAGGAACTTGCTGATGTAAAAATTATGATTGAACAAATATCGCAAGCTGTTGATAGCTTGTCGCAAGACTGAATAAACCACTGGGTAGATTACAAGCTAAAAAGACAAATGAAAAGGATAGAAAATGAGTGCAGTGCTAAAGCGGAGGCAAAAGAATGAAATTTAATAAAATCTTAGCTCTTTGCAAAAAGCTCGATAAAGTAATATTAATTACAGATAGTAAATCAAACACACAGTACCTATCCAACGGAGTTGGTATATACCCTATGTTGGGTATCCCATTTTGCACGATAGAGAATGTTAAAAACTTACTCGGCTTAAATGACAATCAAAGAGACACATGGGCATTTTCCGAAATGGTGGACATTGATGAAATGTATACATCAGATGCAGAGACATACGAAGAAAGAATTGAACCATACTTCTTTTCGGTCAAAACTTCTGCAGCTGAAATATTTGTCTATAAATCAAGCATTGGGCTTATTGCAGTAGACAAAGCTTATATTGATGCTGTATCTTGCAAAGGCGACACAGAAATGTATCTGCGTATCAAAGGCTTTGGAAAAACAGTAATTGTTAAAAGTGGATTAATAAACTACGGAGCAATTGTGCCGATATCTCTCACAAGTGATGAAAAAACCGACGCCATACGAGACGCATACAACCAACTGGAATTATCAATACAAAACGACTAAAACAAAACGTTACATTATATATAGTTAAAAACAGCCCTCGCAAAAGCACCGCGAGGGCAAAAACATACAAAAAATTAAGGGGTGAAAATCCCCTTGTGAGCTTGTAGTAGGTATTATCTTAAGGACGGTGAAAAAATTGATTAGGGAAAAGAAAATAAAAAGTGGAAAATTGTTGGAGATAGAATTTTTCCCAGTTTATAACAACGGAGCAAGGATACCTACAAGATCGCAAAAAGAAAAGATATCGAAAGAAAAACAAAAAAAGCTTAACAAGAAAAATGCAGAAAAGAAATTGATTAGAAAAGTCAACGCTAATTTTGATGAAGGAGATTTGTTTTGTCATTTAACATACAAAGCAGACAACATACCACAGTCAGAAACACAGTTAAAAAAAGATATTAAAAATTACATACGCAGACTAAAAAATTACAGACAAAAAAACAATATGCCGGAAATAAAGTATTTATATGTAATTGAAAAGTCAGAGTATCAAACAGGAAAAAACAAAAGCAAAGCAAACTGGCACGTGCACATGTTTATGTCGAGTATGGACAGAACAGTTGCAGAAAATCTGTGGCTCTCAGGCACAGCTAATTGTGACAGATACCAGCCACGTAGCTTTGGCCCAAAAGCCGCAGCGAAGTATATTGCAAAATCACCCGAGGGTAAAAAAAGATTTTCCGGCAGTAGAAATTTAAAAAAGCCGGTAGAGCTTAAACCACAAGACGGCAAGACAAGCAGAGCTGTTGTTGAGCGTATGGCAACAGTGCGTGTAGACGATTCAGGCTACTGGGAACGCAGATACCGAGGCTATGATTTCTTAGAATGCACACCAGTGTTTAACGAATACAACCTACACTGGTATGTTTCTGTGACAATGTACAAAAAGGGGAATGAGAAAAATGCCAAAAAAGCAACACGAGGCAAACGAACAAATCAAATTGTTTAGGTGGGCAAACTTTGCAACAGCAAAATACCCCTGCTTAGCTCTGCTCCATCATATCCCGAATGGTGGTAGCAGAAATCAGCTTGAAGCCAGAAATTTAAAATTGCAAGGCGTTAAGTCGGGAGTGCCTGACATATGCTTACCCGTACCGCGCGGAAAGTATCACGGCTTATACATCGAAATGAAATACGGTAAAAACAAGCCATCTGCAAACCAGTGTCAATGGCTTAATTTGCTATGCAAAAATGGATATGCTACAGCTGTATGCTATGGCTGGGAAAGTGCACAAAAAGTAATCGAAAATTATCTAGCCGGAGGTGAGTTAGATGCCAAATGAGCGTGATATTAAAATCCATGGAATCAGCAAGCAAAGATACTACGAACTCAAAGCAAAAACAAGGCAATACGCTGAATGGCTCGTGGCTGTAAAATCAAATGCGGTTAGTGCATCCAAAAAGATAAAATATCAAAAAAATATACAGGCAGTACAAGTAGCTGTTGATAAAGCTACAGCAAGCACCAAGGCGATAAAAAACAATGACAAAATAAAAAAGCATTTATTGCAAATAATCACGGGCAAGGAATCTCTGGTTAAGATACAGTGCTACTACGAAATACAGCTAAGTAAAAATACTTACTATGCATGGCGAAGAGCTTTTTATTTTGAGTTAGATAAAATAGTCGATTAAAAGGAAAACTAGGACATACTTTAGTTGTAAAATAGCATTGTAAGAAGCGGGCGGCTGTGAGTGCTTTTCTGACTGGTGCTCATCCGCCAACAACTTGCATATTGCTTTTTCTTGTCTTTATCGTCGACCCAGATACAAAAAGCCTTTCCAAAACGGGGCCAGCAATGGCTCCAAATGCTGTGAAGTAGCTCAGTCGGCAGAGCAACAGCCTTATAAGCTGTGTGTCACAGGTTCAAATCCTGTCTTCACAACCAAGTATATGACATACCCCTATTCAAAACACACGCATTAGCCGTCCGCTTGGGCGGCTTTTGTGTTACAGGGAAAAGTAGGACATAACAACATAGTAAAATTTAATCAGCGAGAAAGACAAAATTTATGAATTATAAATCAAAGCAATGGAAAACTCTACGCGGAAAAATACTGAAAAGAGATAAATACATTTGCCAGTATTATAAGCGCTTTGGCAAGCGTGTACCTGCAACAATGGTTCATCACATCTACCCTGCCGATACATACCCTGAATACGCATTTAAGCCTTGGAATCTCATATCGCTGAGCAATGATGCTCATGAGCTTATGCACGACAGGAATACGCACGAGCTTACTGCGATCGGCAGGTCCTTGCAGCGCCGAACCCGCCCCCTGCAAAAGCCAAAACATAAGCTCTAAGAGACCGAGGGAGAGGAACTCTTTCCAACTCTGCAGAGACTTGAGGTGAGGGGGGCAAAATTACTAAGGGCAAATAGACATATATTTTTAAATTGTTATATATTATAAAATCCGCATTTAGGAGGTGCTCAAAAATGGACGAAAAAAAGGCAAAAAATGAAATAGTCAGATATATGAAATCCCTCGGAATTTACAAAAAAGAGTTTACAAGGGCAATTTTAATTTTGTCAAAAATGCTTGCCGACCTTGACGCCGCTGAACAAAAATTTATAAACAATGGAGGCGAATTCGTTGTTGAGCACACAAACAAGAATGGTAACACAAACCTTGAAAAAAATCCAGAGTATCAGATTATCGAAAATCTACGTCGTGACAGCATAGCAGTTATGCGTGAGTTAGGTCTTACTCCACAAGGGCTAAAACGATATAACGACAAACTGACAGCAAACGACAACAACAAAAAAGAGTCAAGTTTGGAAAGTGTGCTGAAAATGTATGGAGCTTAAGGATGCACCAAACTGGCTATATGTAAAGGCATATGTTGACAGCATTATTTCAGGTAAAAAAATTGCGTGCAAAATGTTAAAACTTGCCTGCGAAAGATTTTATAGAGATTTACAAAACCCCAATTACGATTTTGAGCCAAAAAACGCAGAACTGGTTATTGCAATTATCGAGCAGACTTTTACCCACCGCCAGGGAGAAACTATAGACGGAATCCCATTGCGCGGCAAGCCGTTTAAACTTGAGCCTTATCATAAATTTATTATCTACAACCTGTTAGGCTTTTATCTTGAAGACAAAAAAATAACACGATTTCACGAGGCACTTATTTTTATTCCTCGTAAAAACATAAAGACTACCTTTGCAGGAGCACTAGCTCACGCATTAGGTGTGCTTTATCGTAAATCAGGCACCAAAATTTACATAGTTTCCGCAGGACTTCCACAGTCGTTGGAGAGCTGGAATTTCATGCGCGAAAATGTGGAATGTGCAACAGACAGCGACAGATACAGAATAATAAACAACAACAACGAACACAGCATTACTGCAACCTTTGAAGATGGCGCGTATTACTGCAGAGCACTGGCAGCTAACCCTGATGCACAAGATTCATTCAACTGCAACATTGCTATCGCTGATGAGATACACGCTTTCAAAAAGCCTAAGCAATATAACCTGCTTAGGGAGGCAATGAAAGCGTACTCTAATAAGCTGATGATAGGTATTACAACCGCCGGAGACAATCAAAACTCATTTTGTTATCGCAAATTACAGTATTGCAAAAAAATTCTCCAACAGACAGTTAAAGACGAGCAGTATTTTGTTTTTATCTGCGAAGCAGATCCTGACGAAAGCGGCAACATAGATTATACAAACCCAACAATCCACGAAATGGCAAACCCTGCATATGGTGTTTCGATACGCCCGGACGAAATATTGAATGACAGTCTGCAGGCACAGAACGACCCGCAACAGCGAAAAGATTTTTATGCAAAGTCACTTAATGTTTATACAGCTGCTATTAAAGCATACTTCGACATCGAAAAGTTTAGACAATCCGACAACAACTACTCATGGACCGTAGGTGACCTAAAAAAGCTCTGCACAAAATGGTATGGTGGCACAGATTTATCAAAAATGTATGACCTTACAGCTGCTTGCCTCGTAGGACTTGTTGATGATGTTCTAGTAATCATCCCCCATTGTTGGTTTCCGATAGCAAGTGCTGCCACAAAAGCAGACGAGGACAGCATACCACTCTTTGGTTGGCAAGACGATGGCTGGCTGGATATGTCTAACGGAGCTACAGTAAATCACGCCGAGGTGGTTAATTGGTACATTAAGCAACGTTCGGCAGGATTTAAAATTAAACAAGTCGGGCACGATAGAAAGTTTTGCCGCGAATATTTTTTATCGATGAAAGAACATAAATTCAACATCATAGACCAACCGCAGTATTTTTATAAAAAGTCAGAAGGTTTTAGATATATTGAAAAAAAGGCGCTTGACGGTAAGTTATATTACCTACACGCAGAGCCATACGAGTACTGCGTACAAAATGTTAAAGCGATAGAAAAAACAGACGATATGATACAGTATGAAAAAGTACAAGGTGAAAGCAGGATTGATATATTTGACGCATCTGTATTTGCAGTGGTGCGAATGCTCGAAGACATGGAACATTACGACAAACTGAAAAGATGGTTTTAGGAGGTGATTGACATGTCAAAGAAAAAAGCAAAGAAAACGAGAACAAACCAACCTACGAGTGACCCTGTGTTGGTGTGGTTAAACTCAGACAGTGCAAAAAAGATTTTATTGCCTGAGGGCTATCACAGGCTATCAGACAACCAGGAAGTAAAAAAGTGTGTACATAAAATTGCAGACCTTGTAAGTTTAATGACAATTATGTTAATGCGCAACAGCGAAAATGGCGACATAAGGCTTAAAGACGAACTTGCAAAAAAACTAGATGTTTACCCAAGTAAAATAAGCACCCGTAAGCAATTTATCTATCGCATAGCGACACAAATGCTAACAGCCGGCAACAGTGTAGTAGTGCCTGTCCTCAGCACAGCTGGCTACTTCAAAGATTTTAAAATCCTTGAAACAGCAAAAACAACATATCACTCTGCCGACAATTACAACTACACAATCATCTACAACGGCAAACAATTTAATCCTGATGAGGTTTTGCATTTTAAGGTAATGCCAGATGAGGACACACCGTATATTGGCACGTCCTATGCAGAGCTCGTAAAATCAAGCATACAGACGCTTTCGCAGTCAACTGCAACAAAAATTTGTTTTTTAAAATCGGAATGGAAACCCTCGTTGATTATGAGTATTGCAGCAGACACAGAAGAACTCGCAGATGTACAACAGCGAAGGAAAATCCTTGATAGTTATGTATCCACAACAGAGGCTGGAGAGCCGTGGGTTATTCCGACTGGTGAAATTGACATAAAAGAAGTTAAGCCTCTTACGCTTAACGACTTAGCAATACAAGACAGCATCGAACTAGATATTAAATCTATTGCAAGCGCATTCGGCGTCCCTAGTTTCATGGTAGGCGTAGGAACATTTAACAAGGATGAATATAACAACTTTGTATCAACAACAGTAATGAGCATAGCGACAGAGATACAACAGGAACTAACAGCAAAGCTCCTGTACTCACCTGATATGTATTTTAAATTTAATCAAAAGTCGCTGATGCAATATCAGCTTACAGAAAAAATGTCTTTTGTTAAAGATATGCTCAGTTGTGGGATGTTAAACCGCAATGAAGGACGAAGTGAGTTTGACTACTCACCTGTCGATAATCAAGCGATGAATGAATACAATGTACTTGAAAATTTTATTCCGGTTGACCGATTGGGCGATCAAAAAAAGTTAAATAACGGAGGTAACAATAATGGCAAATAGAAGACTATGCTTTAACAGCGAATTTAAAGTCAGAGCTGATCCAGCGACAAATGGCAGCGAGAAAAAATATATAGAGGGCTACTTTGTTGTGTATGACACGGAAGTCCAGATTTTTGAAGGTTACTATGAGAAAATCGCGCGTGGAGCATTAGACGAAAGCATAGCGAACGATGATATACGATGTCTATTTAACCACGACACAGGCTTTGTGCTCGGACGCACAGGAAATAACACTGTAAGTCTAAAATCAGACGCAAAGGGCTTGTATGGGGTTGTCGAAATCAATCAGAACGACCGTCAAGCTGTAGACGTTTATGAGCGTGTAAAGCGTGGCGATATTGCTACCTGCTCGTTCGGCTTTTATGAAGAAGAAAGCGATCCGACAATCACTGATAACGTTATGCATAACATAGTAACAAAAGCTAAGGTTTTTGAAATATCGGTATGTCCATTTGCGGCATATGAAGATACAGAAATCACTGCGCGAACTAAGTCTTTTGCAGTTGACCGCAGAAAAAATTTATCACAAAGAAAAGCTTTGCTAAAAAACAGACTGGAGGCACTAAAAAATGCTAAAACAAATTAAACTACGAAACAATCTGCTTAAAAAGCAGACAAGGCTAAATGAGCTAATTAATCGTCAAACAGAGTTTAAAAAGCGTGAAGCCGAGCTGGAACAAGCTCTTGACGAAGCAGAAACAGATGAAGACACGCAGGCTGTTGATGAACAGATTACAGCACTCGAAACTGAAATAAAAGATATATCTGAAGACTTAGACGGCGAAATAGAAGCCCTAAAATCTGATATTGAAAGCATAAAATCAGAAATAAAGCAGATTAATGATGCCGCAAACAATAGCGAACCAACGCCAAGCGGCTCAAACGATGAAGGAGTGAACAGAACTATGCCAGCTATCAGCAAACAAGAGGTAAGGGAGCTAGTGAGAACAGGCGCTTACTATCGCGACAAAAATGTCGTGAAATTTTACGACGACTTAAAAAATTTAAGAGCAGTCGGCGGTGAGGGACTGACAATACCACAAGTAGTTATTAACCGCATAATGGATATTGTAGGTGACTATGCCACGCTGTACCCTCTTATCGATAAGATTACATGCTCTGGTACTGCCCGCATTTTGATTGATACAGACACAACACCGGCGGAGTGGCTAGAACAGAACAAAGCAGTAACACAGGGCGACGTCGGAACAATTACAAGCATTGACTTTGACGGATATAAACTTGGCAAAGCAACACTTATTGATGAATATATCATACAGGATAGCATTATCAATGTTGATGCGTATGTTGTTAAAAAGCTTGCAAGAGCAATTGCACTGGGCCTTGATAAAGCGATTTTGACCGGTGCCGGAAGTGCATCTAAACAGCCGGACGGTGTTATTACAAAATTGCCATCAGGAAACAAAATCACAATTAAGGACCCGGCGAATGTCATAGCACTAGCTAAGCCTCTTGCAAAAATTGACACCGGCGAGGATGCAACAGGTGAAATCGTTGCAGTTATGCACAGACAGACATACTACAACCGCATTCTTGATATCCTGGCAACAAACCTTAACGGCGGTATGGTTGGAGCTATCCCATCGTTTAACGAGCCAAATATCAACGGTCTGCGTGTGGTTTTCAACAACTTTATGGACCAAGATAAAATCTTATACGGCGACTTTAGCAAGTACACACTTGTGGAAAGGGAAGCTATGACTATTGAAAGCGACAAGTCTGTTAAATTCTTGGACGACCAGGTCGCTTATAAGGGTCGCGGCCGTTTTGATGGTAAACCTACGAAGCCAAGTGCATTTGTTTTAGCAACACTATCATTTACCGCAACAACGACTGTTGATAAGTAAAAGACGGCAAGAAAGGCGGTAATGGGTGATGCTCGTAGAAAACATACTGGCAATAGTCAAACAGGATTTAATGATTAAATCGACTTTGCGTGATGCTTACCTGCAACAGCTCATCATTGCTTGTTGCAAAGATTTACGCGGGCGTGGCGTATATATTGACGACAGCATAGAAGACACACTCTTGCTTGCGGACTATGTTACTCATCGTTACCGCCACCGCACGGAAGATGCTCCTCTGCCCCAGCACATACAATTGCGCTTAAACAACAAAAAATGCCGGAGGCGTATATATGACACTTGAAGAAATTATAGAAATAGAATTGCTTAAACAAGTTATAAACTCCGAAGAGCCCACAACTGCAACAGGCGAGCCAAACATAACAGAAAAATCTACAGCTGTTTACGCACAGCCGAAAAGCATCACACAAAATGAGTTTTATCAAGCTATGTCCAACGGCTTTAAGCCTGATTTTTGCCTGGAAGTAAACAGCTTTGAATATAACAACGAACGGTATGCACGCTGTGAAGGTGAAAGGTTTGAAATTTACAGAGCGTATCATAAGCTTGGAACGGAGAAAACAGAGCTTTATTTAAAAGCTATAGTAGGTGATACAAATGTCACTGCCGAAAAGTGTTAAGTTTAAAAAAGACGGCATTTTGTATGAAAACAATGTAGACAAAATTAAATACACAATGCATGAGCTAGCTCGTGCTGCGTTACGAGATACCGGGAAGTTTGTTTGCAGAAGCTGTCGCAGGAAGATTAAAAAGCGCACAGGTAAGCTGGCTAAGAATACACAGTATTGGGTGCTAAAGAAGCAAAAATACCCGTCGTTGCAGGTCGGCTTTAAGCCACAAGGATTTTATGGTGGGTATCAAGAGCTTGGTACATCTAAACAGCCTAAAATCGGAGCATTATCATCAGCTGTCGAAGGTAATATAGACACTATACGTAAAATACAAGCACAATATTTATCAGGCGTTTCTGATGATGATAGCTCGGCGAAAATCAACGAAAGCGAGACAATAGGAAATGACTAGGACAAACATAGCAAAAGCAATGCTAAACAGCTTACTGATAGAGCATTTTCGGAATGTATTTTACCGTCAAGGCTTTAGCAGCAATTATCCCAGGTGTATCTACGAAATCAAACGCACCAATCGGGAAAATGGCATCAATGACTATATCTTAACTCTTGATGTGTACGACAAAAATACATCAGACGGTATAGACAGTATGCTTGACGATTTTGAAAATTCCGCAGAACAGTTTATGTACTCAACTGACAAGAGCTATCTAAAAATCTACACAGTTGGTGCAGAACGCACACAAATAACAGATGAAGATAAAAACATCTGCCACACGCAAGTTAAATATAATATGAAAATAATAGATTAGGAGATGAAAATATGCCTAAAGTACCAATCAGGAAATTTCAAAATTTCACAGGTATAACAGACAACACAACAAAGCATATACAAATGGATGCAGGAGTTGTTTTCAAAAATTTCGCAGTAGGCACAGACACCTACGAAACAGCAAAAAACACAAATAAGGTTATTGGTGCAACTCAGGGCGGCAGCGAATTTTCGGCTGTACCGACAGTACGGCACATTGAAGTCGATGGCAAGCGCGGCAATTTAAAAGGTGATCTTGTTATTGATGATTGGGCAATAACACTTAAAGCAACATTTGTTGAAACGACCGTTGAAACTGTACAGGCTGCGCTCGGAGTATCTAGCGTAGACACAGAAGCTGTCGCAGGATACAGAAAAATCACAGGCGAATATTATGTAGTAGATGATGATTATATTGACAACATAACCTGGGTAGGACGCATTAAGGGAGCGGAAACTCCAGCTATTATCAAAATAGAAAACGCTTTATGCGAAGCAGGCTTGACATACGCTGTCACAGACAAAGGCAACGGCGTTGTTGAGGTTACATTTACAGCAAATGGCAAAAATACAGATTTTGATAATACCGCAAGTGCACCGTTTAGCATCTATATTCCGGAGGTCGCTGAATGAGAAAATTAATGTTTAAAGATGTATTTGCTGCTATGCGTATTTTGCGCACAGCAAATATTAAAAAGGAGCTTGCTAAGCTTACTGTAAACCTAGCAGATACGCAAGGCGAAAAACAAGATGAACTGCAAAAGAAGCTGGGAGTAGAGGCATTTGCAGTTTTATTAGAAAGTATATCTGATAAAACTGCAGAAAAAGCTTTGTACGAATTGCTAGCTGACATTTGTGAAGACAAGACAGAAGAAGAAATTGCGACACTTGATTTTGAACAAGTTATAATTTTGTTTAAAGAAATCGCAACTAGGAATGATTTAAAAAGTTTTTTCGCCTCTGTGCTCTCACTGACTACGAGAGCATAGATTTTGTTGCGAAAAGATACGCCGGTAATTTTTCAATATTTCGTGAAAACGACATTGAATTTGCTGCAAATCTATGGCAAACAGCACTAAATCAAGGTGCAAAAGAGATAGAGTTAGACTACTACTTTAAAACACACGCATACTTAGTTGACGATGGACAATTTTTAAAAAACGGAATTATCGGCAAGAACTCGCAAGGAAAAACAAAAGCGGAAATAATAAAAGATGTAAAAGGTATTTTGCAAGCTACAGCTGAAAGGGGTGATTAACAGTGGCACTTGAAGTTTTTAAGCTGTTCGGCTCGATTTTTATAAATACAGATGAAGCAGATACATCTATTTCCAAAACTGAAAAAAAGGCATCAAGCTTTAAAGAAAACCTAGGCAAAAGCATAGCGACAGCCGGAAAATGGGGTGCCGCTGTTGTAGGTGGCGCCACAGCTGCCGCAGGGGCCCTCGGTACAGTTGCGGAGGGTACAAGAGAATATCGTACAGAAATGGGCAAGCTTGATACAGCATACTCAACAAGTGGGCATAGCACAGAAGCTGCTACTGAAACATACAAAAATCTGTATGCGGTACTCGGCGACAGCGGACAATCTGTAGAGGCGGCGAATCATCTAGCTAAGCTGTGTGACACCGAAAACGAGCTACAGTCTTGGACCGACATTTGCACAGGTGTGTTTGCCACTTTTGGTGATAGCCTGCCGGTTGAAGGACTAACCGAAGCGGCTAACGAAACAGCAAAGGTGGGACAGGTAACAGGCCCATTGGCCGACGCTTTGAACTGGGCAGGTGTGTCAGAAGATGAGTTTAACAACAAACTTGCGGAATGCTCTACGGAGCAGGAGCGGCAACAGCTCATCACATCAACATTAACAGATCTATATTCTGACGCAAGTAGTCAATACAAAGAAACAAACAAGGACATAATGGCATCTAACGAGGCGCAGGCGACATTGTCGGAAACAATGGCAAGCCTGGGCGCAACTGCAGAGCCAATACTAACGAAGCTGGCAACAGTAGGTACACAGTTGTTATCGGCACTAATGCCGGCTATAGGTGTTATAGCCACACAACTTATGCCGCCGTTTATGCAGATGATAGATAGCATTTTGCCGCCACTTACAGAGCTTATCAATATGCTTATACCTCCTTTAACAAACATAGTCACCGCTATTTTGCCAATCTTTACTCAGCTTATTACGATGTTAGTACCACCGTTTGTACAAATTGTAGAGATGATACTACCGCTACTAACAAGTTTAATAGAGCCTCTGTTGCCTTTATTACAGCCAATTTTACAGCTGCTGCAGCCATTTATAGACTTGCTGCTAATGCTCCTACAGCCCCTTGTCGAGCTACTTAACATGATACTCCCACCTCTAGTTGAGTTATTATCAAATATGTTGAGTGCGATTTTACCGCCACTGCAGGCGGCTTTCCAGGGCGTTGCAAATGTCTTAGGCAGTGCCTTTAAAACAGCATTTGAATTTATTAAACCCATTATAGAGAGCTTAAAAAGTGCATTTAGCGGTATTATTACATTTATCAAAGGTGTTTTTACCGGCGACTGGAAAAAAGCCTGGGAAGGTATTAAGACCTTTTTTAAGGGCATATGGGACACTTTTTATAGCATTGTTAAAGCGCCAGTCAATCTGATCATTGACGGTATTAACGCACTGTGGAGCGGCATATATAACGCTGTTAAAGGTATTGTCGATTCCATAGGCGGTGTCGCTGGGGCCTTAGGTGATTTATTTGGGCAAGACTGGAGCTTCTCAATGCCGGAAGAACCTCCACTCATCCCAAAACTTGCCCGAGGTGGTATTGTTGATAAAGCAACAACGTTTGTCGCAGGCGAGGACGGTGCAGAAGCGGTCATACCGCTTGAACGCAACACAGAATGGACATCAACTGTGGCACATCACATTAAAGCTGAAACACAACAAACTCAACCAAGAGCTAACACAGATAAATCAACTATAGTAATCAACATAGAAAAATTTATCAACAACACAGAGCAAGACATTGACCGGCTTGCAGAATTAATAGACCGAAAATTAGCCCAAAAGGTACAACGGCGAGGTGTTATATTTAATGCTTAAGTCTCATTATTTTATTTGGAATAATAAAAACAGTTTAGATTTTGGAATCATAATACAGTCAGCGACGCCGCACAATAAACCTGACTACGACAGAGAATTTGTATCAATCCCTGGGCGTAATGGGGGCTATGTTAAATCAAATAAAAGATTTAACAATGTTAAAATAACATATAGTTGTGCTGTCCGGCAAAGTAATAATTTTAACAGCTACCACGATCAAATCGAACAAATCGCAGCATGGCTGCACGAATCATCACAAGCAAGCAGCTATTGTAAGCTTGAGGACAGCTACAACCCTAATAAATACAGATTAGCATTACTAACTGAAGCACTTGAGCTTGACAGAGATAATGCGATATATACATTTGATGTTGTTTTTGATTGCCAACCACAATTGTACCTTACAGCCGGTGACAATTGGCTAGATTTTAGCGCAGAAGCTTTAACACTAATCAATCCAAGTAATTATACTGCTCAGCCTAAAATCGTCATATCGGGCAACACAAGTGCGACAACGCTTAGTGATACATTAACTATAGATAATGTAACATACAGCTTTAAGACTTGGACAGGACAAAGCAGCAACAACAAGATGAATTATCTCAATGACATTATCTTAGACGCAGAAATTATGGACTGTTACTTATCAGACGGAACGCCGTGCAACAGATATTTATTAGCCGATAATACATCACCCGATAAATTTATTGAGTTGGGCAAGGGTAGTCATACAATATCTCACACCGGTAATTGTACAGTAATAATACAACCAAGGTGGTGGACAATATGATACCGCAATTATGGGATAAGACAGGTAGCTATTTAGTTGCGTGGTTAGCGGACACAATATCATGCACTGTCACAGAAGAAAAAAACAGCACATATGAGCTAAAACTTGAATATGCAAGTAGCGGAAAATATGCACTTGACATTAGTATTGATATGTTAATCCGATGTAAAGCAAACCAAATATCAAATTTACAGATATTTAAGATTTATAGCCTGGAAACAAGTCTGACCGGCAATGTTGTTATATGTGCGGAGCATATAAGCTACGGCCTTGCGGGCTATATTATGCCATTTACAACAAGCCTTAGATATAACAGCGTACAGAATATAGCATCTTTTATACGGACTAACAGCTATCTTGGATTAGGCAAATATACGCTTTCAGGCAATGTTTTGTCGACAGACTATTACACTCTTGTACAAACAGAGATTACCAGCATATCAGATTTTTTACTTAGAGAGAATGGAGGCTTTTGCTCAAAACATAATTTACTTTGTTACCGTGACAACTACGATATTGTACTACAAAGCCGGAGTGCGGGACAGTCATACCCACACATAACATACGGAGTAAACCTTGCAGATTACCAATGCACAGTTGATAAAACAACAACATATAATACTCTGCTGCCTTATTATCTGTGGAAAAACAGTAATGGTACAGTTAGGCTTATAACCATAGCTAATAACTCCCCTACGGCCTCGTCACAAAGTCTAAACAGTAAAAAAAATTTTGTTGAAATAACGCCGCTTGCAGCCGGCGAAAGCTACAGGTGCTTAGCGTTAAATGTTGCAGATGTAGTGGATGCAGAATATATAACAGATACTATAGCAAGCTCAGGATATATCAATCTTAAACCTATCGCAGATAATTATATCGCAGCACACAAAAGTGATTTAACAACTGCACAAGTGGTAACTACAGTAGATTTTGTTAATTTAGCAGACACAGAAAATTATAAAAATGTAATAAGCTTGCAACAGCTTGGCATGCACAGTGGTGCAGTATTATCTATCCCTCACCTTGGCATAGCAACAACAGTGTATGTTGTTGGCTACGAATATGATACATTATCAGAGCGTTACAACAGCATGACACTTGGTAATATAACAAGCAGACTATCAGATTTAATAGCAGGCGCAACAGCAAAACAGAGGCAAATATCAAACGATTTAAACTCTGTGCCTAGCTACCTACAGTCAAAATTATAATAGAGGTGATATTATTGACAGTAACAAAAAATATAACGCTGGAGTGCGATAAAACGCACCACAGCGAAATATTTTACGCGCAGCAAAATGAAAAGCTAAGTCGTAAATTTATCATTAAATTCACAGCCGGCGGCGAGCTGTTATCATTGACCAGCAATGACACAGTAAGAGCTGTCGTCAGCTATGATGGTAAAATCCTAGATACAATTAGCGCAACTGTAAACGCATCAACAAATACAGCTGTGATTACATTGACCGAAAAGTGCACGGCATACGCAGGAGATGTAAATATCCGCGTTGACATCACAAACGGCAGCATCATACTAAGTAGCAGCTATATATTTATTAAGGTTGGCCCAGCCCCCACAGGCACACTGACACCTGCAACTGCAAGGTACATTGACCCTGCGGCACTAGAGGCGCTTATGTGTTATCCAAATCTAGCAAACAATATTATGATTAACGCAAAAAATTTTAAGGATACAACAAACTGGTCAAAAGTCAACACGGGTACTATCGACGTAGCAGACGCCGTATTGGCGTTGTCGTCACAAGGCTCACTTGGCGTATATGGAAAATTATCTAAGGCAATAACCTTAGACGGCAACGGGGATAATCTTGTGCTTATTAAGATACGAGCAATGTCAATGTCAGACACAAAAATTGTGCCTTGTTGGCGGCTGACTGCAAACGGCGACTACATACATCCTGCAAGTGTAATAGCAAGTAACTTAACATCAGACACAGCGAGTGATGTGTACTGGACATTAAACACAAAAGATTGGCAAGATTTATGGCTCATTGCTAAAAGACCTGCAGCTGATACAGACTTTAGTTTAAATGCTGTCGGTTTGTTTGTGCGGTCAACTGCACAAGTCTTTGTATCACATTATCAAGTATTTTACAGCTTAGACTAGAGGTGGTTAAATGCGACAAATAACAATAACCTGTGCCGGCAACAGTGCTGTAGCAGATAGCTGTTTTGCCGGCTACCAGGGTGAGCATAATGCGACACAACTTAGTTGGGAGCTGTCCTATGACTTGCAAAATTACAACTACATCCTTGCTTTTGCACTGCCTGACGGTAACACGGAATCTATTATTATTGACAAGTACCCTATAGTCTATAGTTTGTCCCAAACAATAACGCAGCTTGCCGGCACAGTCACTGTACAACTCACCGTCCTTAACGATGACGGCGAGTTAATATATAAAACGCAACAGGTACAGCTGCATATCGCAAACAGCGTAAACATAGACAATACCGCTAAGCCTTATGCAAGTGAGCTTACGCAAGCGATTGAGCAGTTTATAATTGCAACAAAGTCGCTTGACAATATCTCAATTAGTGCCGAGCGCAAAGACAATTGCGTTACCGTATCTATCACTGACAAGGACAATAACACAAGCACTTATAACATATTTGACGGCAGCGACTATGTACTCACAGATAATGACAAGCAAGACATTGCAACTGTTGTCGCTGGCAATTTGTCAGACAAGCAAGACAAGCTTATCGCCGGTAAAAACATTAAAACTATCAATAATCAATCAATTTTAGGCGAGGGAAACTTAGCTATAAGTAGCGGTGCAAAGCTGATTGGCGAAGCAACAACAAGCGAGATGGTTTCGGTTATTGCGGTTAAGCCGATTGAGGAATTACAAGTAAATGGAGTTTATGTTTTACAAATCCATGGCGGTTTTAATGATCAAAACATGTCACTGACGAATGGATCCTGTCAATTAAGGCTCAGGGTTAGGGATAGCCAGAGAAGTATATATTCAACTATAATATCCGTTCAAACATTGTCGAAAACAGTTTTCAATCTCGGCTATGGGATGTTGTTTGTACCATCTAAAGATTATGTCGCTGGACAAATAAATAGCACTATTTTAAGGCGAAACGGCGAAACAACATTGGGCGAAAACAATGCAATAAGCTTTGAATTAGTAACAGAGGATAGGTTTTGGGTGAAAGATACTAACATTAAGATTTGGAGGCTTGTATGAAAATTTGCGTGAACGGAACTATAAGAGAGATGACAGCTGCCGAAGAAAAAGCATACAGAGAAGAAATTGTAACATATGATGGGAGCGTAGAGGGAAACGACAAATTAACTAAACTTGAAGAACAAATAACAGATATACAAGAAGCCCTGTGCGAGCTTTATGAGTCGATTGTATAATCTGGTTACTTTTTTATTAAGCAGCAAGGAGGTGAATGACATGGCAGTAATTTATGCAACTTTGATAGTAAAAGGCAAGCGCACTTATAAGAGTGTGCCAAGCAAACTTAAAAACGAAGTGAGAGAAATCCTTATTTCTCTTGAATGTGAAAATCTAGTAGAGGAGTGATAATAAATGCCTATTAGTACAAACCAAATAAAAAAAATAGTAGCTATAGCCAAGTCGCAAGCAAGTAACGGTCCGTATAAGTACCGTAAATGGTATTATGGCAGTGAGCAGCATGGTGTTGCTTGGTGTGCAGTGTTCGTCAGCTGGTGTCTTGCTCAAGCAGGTATTAGTCAAATAAAAACAGACGGTGCCGGATGTTTTGCGAGAGAGTATAGCAATTGTGGCAAATGGTATGAGAGTGAATACAGCGATAGCTCGACTATGCCAAAAGCAGGCGACATAGTAACATTTACTTGGAACTATGCAGGCAGGTACCCTAACCAAGATAGATACTACAGTGACCATGTCGGCATCGTATATGCAGTGGACAGCAATTACATATACACAGTCGAGGGTAATGCAGGCAATAGTAACGATACAAGCACAGTTAAGCTAAAAGCATATAATCGTACAAGTGGCTGTATTAACGGATATTTTAGATTATATACAACAGATGATAGCAAGGAGGACGACGAAATGAATTTTAAAAAGGGTGATAAATCAGACGGGGTTTTGGCATATAAGTCATTACTGCAGCAGGGTCAGAAATTGGGCATAATTAAGTCCAAGGTAGACAATACAAACAGCTTTGGCGGCGGTACTTACAAGGCAACCTTGGAAGTGCAGAAAAAGTTCAAGCTTGAGCGGGACGGCGTTGCCGGTAAAAACACAATCACGGCTCTTAGAAACGCTATAAACAAGGCCTTGAGCAACGTTTCTATCGGCGGTACAATGGTAAAAGGCGACATTAATTTAGGCGTATATGCGGTCAAGAGGAGCTTGCAAACAGCACACACGGCAGGCATTATCAAGAGCAACTGTGACAGTAAAAACGGCTTTGGCACCGGCACAGAAAAATGTGTTAAAGAGATTCAAAAAATTGCAAGGCTAAAGCAGTCGGGCGTTGTTGATAAAGGCGTCATTAATGCAATTAATAACCTAATAGAAAAGAGGTTGACAAAGTGAAAGAAAATGTGGTACAAGCAATAATAGCTACTATCGCGGCAGGAATATCAGCGTATTTTGGCGTTATTGCGATACCAATTGTAATGCTCATAGCTGTCATGATTGTTGACTACTTTACAGGTATGGCAGCCGCAGTACATTTAAAAACTTTTAGCAGTAAGGTAGGCTTGTTTGGCATCGTGAAAAAAATTTGCTATGGTGCGCTAGTCGTGGTAGGTATGAGTATTGATTATCTTACATACCTTGTAGCAAGCCAATTCGGATATGAAGCATCAACAATCTTTTTTGGATTAGTAGTAACAATGTGGTTGATAGTAAACGAACTTATCTCCATACTCGAAAATCTTGTTAAGCTTGAGGTACCGGTTCCTGCCCCACTCACGAAAATTCTCAGCAAGTTAAAAATTGTGGCTGAAAATAAATTAGAAGATGAAACTAAATAA